CCTGCACCGAAAACAGTTGCGTCAAACTTTGCAGCAAGTGCGCGGGGAAGTCTCTCAACGATAGCATCATAAAGGCTTGCCACATCCCTTCTAAACTCGTTTGAGAAAGGAACGATAACAGCGAGCTTGTAAGCGCGCATAACCTTTGTTGCAAGTCCAGGATTTGAAACGGGCTTTGCCTCCGTCTCTCCAACCCAAGCAGCCTCAGGATCTGAGGTTATCATGTTGATAGCTGTTCCTCTTCCAGGAAGTGCGATCGGGCGAGCGAGCTGCATTATTGCGGAATTTTCCTGTGTCTTCTGAATGATCTCCTGTGATACATCGGTGGGTAAAGTAATAGCTGTTCTGTTTGTCTGTACTCCTGACATTTGTGTTTCCTCCTGTTTTTAATTGAATGCTTCATTAGCCCATTCAGCGAATTGCTGTTTAGTGCTGGGCTTTCCAACATTGTTGACCTCTCCGCCATCCTTCACCGTGGGATAGCCCTGAGGTTTTGCAAAATTGAGGATCGCGCCGGCCTGCGCCTTGCATTCCTCTTCGGTAGCGCCCGTTATCAAATTGGCGGGTACACCTGTCTCTGCGGCAACCTTCTCACGCATTGCCTTGATCTCGTTGTCATGCTTCATCTGAGACAACTCTGCCTCTGCCTTCTCAGCCCTCTCTGTGGCTCTCTGAAGTTCCGTTTTTGAAGCCTCTTCTAACTCGTCAAATTTGCTTGCCTTATCCTTCAAAGTTTCATAGTCTGAATACTTCTCTTTGGCTCTTGCCAGACGATCGCCGATGATCGCGTCAAGCTCCGACTGAGTAAAGGTTCGCTCCTGCGTTTCCGTTGCCTGCTGTTCCTGATTCACAGTTTCATTTGCCATGTTCAATTAACCTCCGTTGAGTGATTTGTCCGCGATAGGCTCGCGTTGCCTTTTGGGTATGAAAAAAGCACCCTTTCGGATGCTCTAATCAGCGTTGATTTCTTCGGCCGTACTACTGTTCAGCTCCTGTCGCTTTTCGTAGGCTGACCGCTTCTGTTCGTTTATTTCATCTTTGTTCTTCGCGTATGCTTCCCGCCGCATAGCGTTTATTTTGTCTTTTGGCTTCCCGCCTGGGTCTGCGTCTTCATACATTGCAAGGTACTTGTCGGGATCGTAACCCTTGATATTTACATCACTTGAATGTCTGACCATATAGGCACAGTCACAATTTGAATGAATATGTTCAGCGTGTCCATTCCTCAAGGCCTTCGCCGATATATCCTGCCATCCCCTTGATGCGAGGGTGATACAAAACGCGCAAGTATCACCGGCAGGAATCCATGCAAATTGCGCACGGTCTCTGATGCCGTTCTTCAACATTGTGTCCTGTCCGGTCATCTTAACCAGACGGGCAACCGCTCCACCGATTTCTGACGGATTCAAGGATGTTTTCATCGTTCCTTGTACCGACTTCGCCACATCACCATAAGCGGGTAAGTCGGCAAGTTCGGCAGCGGGAAGGGCAACACCTTCAAGTTCTGCGATGGTGTCATACATCAAGGCATTCAGTGTAGCCGAGGCATTCCCATACTTCGCCGCCACTTCATAGGCATATCTGACAAGCGCATCCACATCATCAAGCCCGTTTTGCTCCACATATGCCACAATGAGGTCTGATGCCTTCTTGTTGATGGCTGATAGCTTCTTGATGTAATTGTCCCATTCTTTCCGTGATATGTTCATGGTTATTCAAGGGTGCTCAATGTCTGCATTCCCGCATTCATTCGCTCCTGCGCCTTTATTCGCCTTATATCTGCCTGGTCAAACCCGATCATTTCAAGAAATATGTCGGTGTTGGCAAATCCTTCACGGGCTGACGCAATTTTGATGGCGGCATCTGTTGTACTTGCCACGGAAGGCATTGCGGGATTCTTGAAGTGCGCCACAACCGCCCTCTCGTCTTCCGTCAAACCGTCAAGGCTTGTTTGTTTGACAATAGCAAGCGCCATCAGAGCGACCGTACGGAGTGAATCACCATTTCCTGTGTTCAACTGCTCCGCCATGCCGATAAGTGTCTGTGTCTGCGCTATGATCGCATCAGAGCTTGTCGGGTTCGCATCATTAACGACTCCCGTGTCGGTGACAGATAACCCCGTCGCGGCTGAATACTGTGTCGCAAGCATTCTCAACATTTCGACATGAGGAGCAAGCGAACCCTGAGCAAGCTGACCAAACGAGGGCTTTTCCCCCGTGTCTGGGTTCGTTGTAGATGTGAGGATGGACCCCACATACTGTCTGAATTTATCATTCACAACCGCTTCAAACTGCTCATCAGTCACACCAAGCAGATACTTCTGCGGTGATGTCGCAAATTCAAGCCCGATCGTGGCATTTGCAATGGTTCTGACATAGCCCTGTATCAGTCTGCGGATAGGTTCTTTTATCCTGGATCTGCCGAACGGTTTATCTGTCGTGCTGTTCCAGATCAGCGCCTCCATCAAAGGCCTTCCCATCTGATGGAAGTGCGGTTCAGCGTACCAGAGCCCATTTGCACTGGTCAAAACCCATATGCAATTATCGGTGTAGTAATTGATCCTTGACGGACTCCATGTCATGTTATTGTCATTGTCCGGAACCGTGTCAATTATGGCAAAACCACAACTGATCCTGCCTTTTTCTCCGTCCCACAATGCAGCCGCGCTCTGTGGAGAATGAAAGCGGATTTTACACCCGATCTCTTCATCAGCCGATAATGTGATAAAAGTACATCCATATTTCAGCTCATCACGGCAGGCCTTCATGTACTCAGCAACAAGATTATTTCTGAATGCGATTTCATCCAAGGTGACAATATCCTCGCCATTCGTTCCGACAAAACCATCAAACATTGACCGCGCGGCAAGTACATCAACCGTCTTTGTGCCCCAAGCGCACCCGATCTCAAGCCTTGCCATATTATCCGGCAGTGCTATGCCGAGATTAACTTCTGACAGAGATATCTTGCCCTCATAGTATTTGTTTTTTTCTGCGTTCTTGCTTGCATGAACAGAAAAGAGGTCAACCAGTTTGTTGAACCTCTCATATTCCTCTGTCGGAAAATTCCTGATATCGTTTGCCGTTATTGAAAGTATCATTTCTCACCCTCACCCGATAAGCATCTTTCTACCGGGATTCCTTTTGCTTGTCTTCACGCCCCAAAGAGCAAGCGCACAAGATTCAATCGGGCAACTATTCTCACCACCAAAGCCCCAACCACCCGCGATTGACCTTTTTGTGGATGTCGTTGCCGATTCTTTCAAAGCATCCTGCTGCCTGTTCCATTTTAGCGCTTTTTCATTAACCGCATCGGTCAACATACTCACCGACGCTATTACATCACGGACTGAAGGACGGACTATTGACCCTTTCATCCTCCAGACATCCGTGATCCTGTCTATCAACACATCACAACCGTTTCTGCCATCAATTACCACACAGCAGGCTTTGTCGTATCTCTGATTAAGCCATTCAGCAAGCCACCGCGTACCCTGTCCCGTTGATTTACGCTCTATCAACTCCACATACACGTTACCGTCATCAGCAAGCACGGCACCGGACAGACAAACCTCTGAACCGTCTGCCGAAAACTTCACACCAAAAGCAACACGACCATCTGGCTTTACATCATCCGTTGCGCATTCGTTCCAGATGGCTTCGGGGATGGCATAATCGACTGTATGCTCCAGAATAGGGCTCCACCAACCGAGTCGCTCACGGGCAAAACCATCAGCGCTCATTGTTCTTTGTTCTTCAAGTGTAAATTCTTCATCAAGCCTTATTCCCAAGGCCGGATTGCACATATACCATAAAGTTGTATCTGCGATATTGATATCATCTATTTTGTCAGCGCACACACTCCATTCATGCCATGAGTCATGTTTGCCTGGATCTGTGGTACAAACAGTTCTTCTACGCCTAAAAACCTCACCTGGACAATTCGGATAAGGCGGGGTCCCTGTATATATAATTTGTCTGTTGCCTGTTGCCGAGGCTGAAAGTGTAGCCATGATGGCTTCAACCTGATCGTCTGTCAATTCCTGCGCTTCATCGTAAACAACAAGAGAAATACCATCAAATCCACGCGCCGCCTGTCGTGAACGGGCTGAAAATTCTATTGTTCCGCCGTTGTCAAGCTCAATGCACTCTTCACCGTTTGTATATCTGATATTTTTTACAATATCCGTGATCTCTGGATGGTGCTTGTCAGTAAACATTGCTGCAAGTCTGCGAAAAGACTTCTTGCTTGTCCGTACCTGATGCGCCGTGTGAAGTATTCGCTCACCGTTGACCACAAGCCCGAAAAATTCCCGCGCTTCAAGGCACACATTTTTTCCATTTTGACGCGGCAAAGCAAGACCGGCATTTGTGACATTGTATTTTCCTGTGTCATCCATACCAAGCCAACAATCAACAACATTTTTTTGCCACTCATCCAGTTCATAACCATATGTGGACATTAAAAGAGCCGCATCCTCTCCGTCTGATGCGACC